TGTTTGCCCCACCATTCAATAGTGCTGTCACTTGCTGTACGACCTAGACGATCTTGTTCGTCGATGTCAATTTTAAGATACAGTTCACTATGCGGTTCGCTGTCATTTAACGGATCAAATTTAACTGCACCTAAACTTAGCACTGTACAGCTAGGTAACGTGTCTAGTGTTTCTAAGTCAATCATGCCATGAGTTGCCATAATAGTTATTCCTTATGATGTATAGTTCTTGTTATATGCAGCAACTCTATCTGCACGAGTATTTCCTCGATCTAAGAACCAAGGATCAATATTCATATTTTTTGCAATATGCTGCGCTTTTTCTAGTGAGTGACATACAGTGACTACGTCCCCACCACCAACTAACACTCTCCAGCGTTGTTCACCTTTTACATTATGCCATTCGCTTACTGTGTAGTCATTTTTTACTTTTGCCATTTTACTAGCCTTTCCTGTTTTCTTGTCCGATACCTGAGATAATAAGCAATACATACAGTATAGGCCAAGCCCATCCTGTTAAGAATCCTGTTGTGTGTAATACGAGTAGCGCAACACCAGTTAATCCGGTAGTTCCAACGCCTGCTGTTTGTGCTGATATTTTCATGAAGTCTCCTTAGCTTTATATATATTATAACATATAAAGTCTAAGGAGTCAAGCAGTATTATATATTATTTGTCAATAAACTGCGATAGTTCAGGCGCAGTCCAACCTACTGGTTTAAGGACCTTCCCGTCACTACGTTTGATTACTTTGCCAGTTGTTGTGTCAATCTTAGCAAAGTTAGTATCCATAACTTCTTTCCAAGCCGCTTCACCGTCCCAACCTGCTGCACGAATGGCACCCATAGTAACAACTAAGATGTCAACTAGTGCATCAAGTTGTTCTACTTTGTCGTGCGTTCTAAGTGCTTTTTGAAGTTCAATATACTCTTCGTCTATTAGATCAAGGTACATATTGTAGTTTGCTTCACTTGCTGGTTGATCACATGCCGTAGCGAATGTATCAATGTCTTTAAATACGTTTGTCATATGTTACCTTTTTAATTAGTTAATAAAAGAGCCAGGATCAATAGTAGCTGCTTGTCCGTCAGTGTATTCTGCACCAAGACGCAAACCTGTTGGTTTCTTAGGACTTGTTGCTAAAATACTATCAAGTTCAACCTTGCGTAGTTCAATTTCCCCAGCTGGTGTATCAACTTTAACACCTCTGGTCCATCGGCCGTGCATTATTAAAATCCAGTCACCAATTTGGAATTGGTCTTTGTTAGTGGCACCTTTGTCGTATACTTTAGCCCATCGAGGGTAGATACCTCTAGTAGTACCATCATCGTCTGCAATAATGATTCCGCTTTCAGTTACTTGTTCTCCAAAGTGCATATCTGTTACTAATACATTGTCGCCGAACGCCCGAGGCGTGCCTTTAACTGCATTTATATTACTAGACATTAATCACCATTTTTTACAAAGTTGCCGTCAGTGTCTTCAACCCAATCGTCAGCTTCGTCAAGCATTTCTTGCTCTGCTGCTGTGATAGGAGCATCAATTACTACTTCTTCTTTTTTAGTACGTGTTGTAGTTTTTTTAGCTGCTGCTGGAGCCGGTGATGCTACTGGTGCATCATCAGGAACAAGACCTGCTGTAATTGCTCTGCCGGTTGCTTCTGACGCTGTGCCTGCTGTTGCATAATGTTCTGCTACAACATCTTCACGCTTTTTAATAATTTGTCCACCAGGTCCTAGTTCGTCGCCACGTGCATTTACACGAGCATTGCCTACTGCTGGAGTTAGTTCGTTACGTTTCCTAAGTAGGTCCATATCTACTTGCTTGCCGCGCATACTTCTATGCTGTTTCTTTGATGGGTTACCTTTTGACATATTCGTCTCCTATTAGTTATATACTTACTTATCTCAAGAACTCGGTCCAGTCCAGGTCATACTGGATTGAATCAATTCTGTGTACTCCTATTAAGTATAGCACATAACTTGCTACACTTGATCCTCTGCCTACACCCCATACAATGCTATTCTCACGCATAAAGTCTATTAAATATACCATGTACTTTAATAAATCGAACATATTACGTCTATCGTACTCTGCTAGTTCTTCACATGTTCTAGCCATTTTAGCAGGATCGTCTGGACACTTATTTAATACGTAATTATAGAGATCCATCTTTTTATATTCATCAGGCATAAACCATTCAGACTGTAACGCTGTGTCAAACTCTTTTTGATCTACGTCTATTGGGATATATTGTTTAAGTTCTGGTAAGTATTGCTCACGCATTGCTTCATTAAACTTATCTATATCATCTGAGGGATCGCATAATACAACGTGACACTTGTCAACATGACCGGTATAGATCATATCAACTAAGTCTTTATTTGTAAAACGCGGAACACCGAGGTTGTCTGTTTTCATAAGCATACACTTATTTTAACTTACATTTATGAGTTTGTCAAGTCCTGTTTCGCCATTTTCTGCATTTTTTTGACGATTATATTCGATTGCACGGCGAGTTTGTACTTCTTCTTGGTAGATTTGTAAGAAGTTTTGTATTTGAGATTGTACTCCAGGATTACCAGTCATAAAGTATCTACGTTGGAGTACAACTATTTTGTCTTCTAATTCAGTTACAGTAAAATGATCTAAACTATCAACTAGCGGATTAAGCATTAAGTATACTGGCCTCTATACTCTGCATATATAGTTGTGCCTTGATTGTATGTCCAAAAGTCAATAAGCAATGGATTTACACTACTATCTATAGTTAATACAGCCGGAAAGTTATTATTGTATTTAATTGTGCCGCCGCCTGCTGCTGTAAATGTTACAGTCTTAGCAGTATCGTTACCTGATAATTGTACTGTCATTTTAGCAACATGATCTCTAGCTGGCCAATCTGCTAGTGCAAAGTTAATAGTACCTACACCTTCTGCTAGGTTAACAGTCATACTTTGATAATGTCCGTTTAAGAAACTAATATTCATTCCACTAGTAACAGTACCAATATTATGATATTTTTCAGTGTTTAATGAAAAGTTAGCGTCTGTAACAGCACTACCATTAAAATCATTTGATGCATTTAGTTTAGCAGTAGTAGACTGTAAAGCAGTAACTTCACTTTCTGCTGTTGCTAATCCTGTTTTAATAACTGTAAAATTATCACGAAATCCCTGAGTGTCGTTATCGACACCTGCTACTGGATATGTTCCGTCAATTGTTGAGCTTATTATGTTGCTGGCCATTGTTATTCCTCTTTAATATATTTATCGATGTTATACATTGTATTGGTAATTTGCGAACAGGACAAATTTCTCAACATCGGATTCTTGTGTACTCTTTATAATATATCTGTCTATATCATAGTTAATTGTGTTTGGTAGAAATCCATAATTAGTAATATTATTAATTATGTCTGCACTCATTCCAGGTTTACAGTAACATATTGGTATAGCAGTTACGTAATCTAATTCTCGAAACCCAGTTTGTGCAGTTCGCATCCAAAGCGGTAAATATTGGCGTTCTTCTTCACCAATAGTTTTAATATTTGCTCTCATATTATCTATACTAGATATATATTTAACTGAGTCAGTTGATTGACTAATATTAATTGCATTGCTATCTGTCTTAATAGTATTAGTATTAGGTCTAAAGCGGAATGGTTCACTGTCGCCTTTTTGTAATAATACTGTTATTAAGCCGCCTGCTTTTATAGTTATTTCAAAGTCAGCATTGTCTACATTAAGTTCTTGATCAACACCTGCTCTAGTTTCAATTGTTATTTCGTCAATTTCACTAATTACAAATTTTGCAGCTCCTCTAGAACTAACTGGTAGTTGGTTAGCACCTGTTCTAAATCTAGTAGCATCATCTATTACTGAATATTGAATACTATCTACAGTAATCTTTTCTTTATTAGATGTTTTAAAACTAGCTGCTGTTGTCTTATTAGCTACAGTTGAGTTTGCAGGATCTTTAACATCAATATATACTACTTCGTATATTGTGTCGCTAGTTGCACTTAGTTTAGCAACTGCACTTTTAATTTCACCTAATGCATATTTCTTACGCTTATGACCTTTAGCTGCTGCTGCTACAAATTTATCCATAGTAGTTGCTTCAACACCTGCGTATACAAGCATATCTAAACTTCCTTGTATTCCAAATACTGGATCACCAGGCCTATAAATTTTATCAGGAGTAAACACTGCTGAATTACTAATAAAGTCTTTATAATACTTACGCTGCGTATTAGATAACATAGGACGCATATAAATGTCAGTGTATTGTGTTTTATTTAAATCTATAACAGTTAACGTAAATTCTCTCTCGATTGCGCTATAGTTAAATCTATCTTTTGCTTGTACTGTAAACTTGTAGTTTCTATCAAACGTAGTATCGCCAGGCAAGGAGCCGTCCCATGATACTGCTTTGTTTTCAAATACAGTTAGTCCGAGTGATGATGCAGTACCATACTGACGTGCTGATCCAATAATTTCACCATCGTAGTTAAGTTCTAATCCATATGGTAACTTACCTGATTTTATAGAATACAACATTGCAGTATCAGGAACAGTAGATTGTGCAACTAATTTTAAAGTGCTTGTAAAGTTAGCATTAATATTGCCTAGTGCTGCTGGTGTTATCCATTTAATAACACTGTCAATTTCCCCAATAACTTTAACTTCAAATGTTTTAACTGTACTAGGAATATCAATAATATCATTTGATGCAACAATTATGTTTTTAAAGAAACTGTCTTTTGCAAATAATGCAATACCTATGTTTCTTCCAGAGTTTAATTGAGAACTTAAATTTGTACTAAGCGTTATTTTATCTTCGTTATCTCGTAGTAGTGTTGCAACTACATCACTACTATCTGCTCCACTAAAGAAGCTTTGTATATTTGATTTTATTCTTGAGTAAGCAGTACTAGGTACTTTTACTTTCCAGTTTAATGGATCTACCACTGTAATATATGCAGTACCGTTGTATTGTGCTTCTAGTGATTGTTTAGTAGCTGTTACCCTATCTGCAACACTAAGTCCTTCTAATGTTTCTGCTACTTGTGTCCAGTTAGCATTTATAAAGTTTAATTGTGTAATATTGTTAACTAATACAGGTTCGCCAAATCCATCTACTTGTGCAGCTACAGCATGTGCTACATCACACTTGTATATAAATCCATCGCCGCCTGATTCAATTGTATGAATAACGTAGTCACCTACATAATAATTTTCTGATAATGTCATTACTCTTGGAGCATCTGCTGGCAAAAACGGATCGTTAGATGTTGTTTGAGTAACTTGCCATTCTATGTAAGGAGTAAATGTACTAATAGTATAATTTTCAGTAGTTGAAAATATTAACTTTCTTCCTTGGTACTTTGTTTTACTTGATTCATTTAACCGAGTAACAAATATATGATCTTGTCCAACTATTGCAGTTTGGCTTAATAGCAAATTAATTTTAGGAGCAAGTGCTTCTTGTACAAATATAATATCATATAGCGTATTTCTGTCATCAACGTTAGTAACAGTATACTGACTATTTCCTAATAATATTTTCTTACCAACTAGCTCAAACAGATCATTAAGTCCATCTATAGCACCAGTTAAGTCAATTTTATTAATTTTAAAACTATTCTTGCCTAGCATTACGTCTTCATAAAAGTTTGCAAAGACGGTAACAGTTTCTAAGTCAGTAGTAAGTCTAGTTGCCTTAACTGTAAATTTGTAATTTTGTGTAATAGCAGTCTGATAAGGAATACGTCCTATAACTTCACCAGTCTGACTATCTAGTTTCATTCCTGGTGGTAATTCACTAGGCGTAAGGTCATCGTTTACATCTTCTAATGTATAAACTACAACACCTTCTAGTGTCCAGTTATCGACAATTTCTAAATATATTGTTGTATAGTTGTTAGCACGTTTATAACCTAGGTCTTTAGGAGTTATCCATACCGGAGTTCGTACGTTTGTTGTGTCAGCAGTAAACACGCCTGTGCTTGCTGCCATAATAGTATTGTCAGCTTTTAAATAATCATCGCCAACTACATAAATTTTAAATTCTCTGCGTACATAGTTTTCACCATCAGTTACAGTTACCGCAAAAGGATAATATCTATTTAATTTTCTTAAATTTGCAGTTGCTTCGCTATAATCAAAGTCTACAGTATCATAATAAAAACTGCCATAACCGTTTGAACTTACTACTGCATAATCCATAGGTACACCTGCATAAACAGCACTATCGTACCCACCACCAATATTACGTTTGTCTAAACTAAGTAACGGCTCAGTAGTTCCTTGTAGCCTGCCGGCATCAGTCATTGTAATACCTAATGGAAGTTGTCCGTCACCGTCTGCAATAAAATAACTAAGTGTGTCGCCTGCACTTAAATCGGTGTCAGCAGCAACTAGTTGGTAATCTATAATTTCGTTATCGAGAATAAACAAGCTGTTGTTTGATCCAACAGCTAATAGTCCTGTATTAGTTATCCAATTAGGTGAATCAGGTCCTGTTACTACAAATTCAATAGTACAATCTTGGAAGTGATCATCTGTTGTTGCTCTAAAAACTGCATTAAATGTAGTGTCGTATGCAACTTCGTATACTGTCCCAACTATGTTTTTGCCTTCTAAACGTGTTCCTGTTGGAATACTGCCGCTAATAAGCACTACCTCCGCAGCTACATTATTTGATAACGGTAATAATATGTTTACCAGAGATCTTTCAATAAGTGTCTGTAGTCGAGATCCGGTTGTAACGTTCCATAAATTTGCCATTCATTAGTTTCCTTAATACAACGTATTTATCGGAGTTAGGTTATACTGCAATTGCACCTAAGTCTAACGTAGCAGCATTAGGGGCAGTAAATGATCCCATTTCAAAATCTGTATTGAATATAATATATTCAAGTAAGTTATTTACTGTAGGATTAATATCACCAAAGTCTGTTGCATCATTTCCAAGCAACGTGCGTATATCAATTCCATGCACACTACCAACTACGTTGCCTGTTACGTCACCCGTATGTGTACCAACAGTGTTACCTGTTACATTGCCCGTTACAGGTCCTGTAACTCCTGTTGTAGCAATAGTTCCTACGTTTAACAAATTATTAGCTTGTGCATCTAAATCTGCACTTAATTGCGGAGTTGTATCAGATACTAAGTCGGTTATACCATTATATGCAAGAGTAAGCACACTGCCTGTAATACTTGTAGTAATATCTGTTCCACCAACAATACTTAATGCTGCGCTATTGTCTAGTACAACATTACCTGTATCAGCAGTAATTGTTAAATCACTTACTCCACTATCAGCAGCAATTACAATTTTACTTGCATCAGCAGTTAGAGTTACATTTGAACCTGCACTAATCTTTTTAAACTCTAAATCATATGCATTTCTACGGAAGAATAGACCTTCTCCAGTTGAACCTAAGTTACTGGCTGTTGTTTGTTCATCATCACGTAGATCCAACTCTTCAAAGTTCGTATTAATTTTGATCATTGCTTCACGAAGATCATCACCTGTTCCGTCGTTTGCAATATTACCTATGTTAATTAATTGTACTGCCATTTTAGTTTCCTAATTTCATTTGAACATTACTATTAAATTTATTAAACAAATATCTTTTATTACTTCCTAATAAACTTCTTCTGTCAGTGTAATCAACTGTACTAGCAGTGTCATATAAAGTTACAGTTTTAGCAGTTGATTCAATAAATGCTTTTGCTTGTGCAGGTGTAGCACCTGGATTTAATTGTAACCATAATGCTAACACGCCTGATACTTGCGGCGATGCCATACTTGTTCCACTAATATTTGTAATTAAAAATGCAGCATCTGCCGGATATGGATTATTTGTGGTATTAGCACCAAATGCATTAGTAGTACTCATTGCACTCATAATATCAGTGCCTGGTGCATATATGCTAACACCTGGACCCGTTTCAGAACTAAGTGCTTTTTGCTCTAATCCGCCTGAGTGTTCTGAGCTATCAATATTACCAACAATGTGTGCTTCGTCATCTGAAGGACTTGAACCTTTTTGGTACTCTACTGATCCTGTGTTAGCAGCTATAAAGTTAGAAAAGTCATCGCCTGTACTTATATCAATTTTGTGACTTCTATTACCTGCTGCTACACAAACATGTATACCAGCATCAATCATTAACTGTACATCAGCGTCAACTGAAGATAATCTAATATTAGTCCGATACGTTGTAGTGCTGCCGGGTGCTGGGTAAAGTCCAAAAGCATTTCTTTTTGCAGCAGTGTCAATGTCTGTTCCGGTCTTTACTACGCCTCGGTATGTAAGATTAGTAACAGTATTGTAGCCTCTTAAATATCCCCAGCTGTGGTTAACAACTGTTGGACGTTTGTATCCTGTTGTAGCGTCAACACCTTTAGCATTGTGCCATCCTATAATAACGTCAGCCATAGCAGCAGTAGAAATACCGCCGTTTGGATCAGCAGAACCTTGTAGTCCTGCGAGCTTTACAGCATATATTTTAGCGTTCTTTGCCCAGCCATATGTTTTACCAACTGCTGTGCCAGCAACGTGTGTACCGTGTCCGTGATAGTCTGTATAGTGTGCTGTTGGCATTGTTCCAGCAACTCCACTAGCAGTGAACCAATCAATTTGTTGTACTCTGCTTGCGCCTGCAGCATCTTGGAATTCAGGGTGATCTGCTTGTATGCCACTGTCTACAATAACAACGTCAACGCCTGTGCCGTCTAGTGTATAATTATAACCACCTGCTGTTGGGTTAACTCCTGTATAAATATTTACTTCTTCATTTACCCTACGCATCCCCCAGTTTAGGAAATTACCACGGTCTAGTGTAGTTTTTGTAAAGTCGCCTGATTGGACAGTGTCGAATCCAATACCAGTATTTGGATCTAGTTCTGGCAGTAAGTCAACACCAAAAACTCTAGGATCAGCTTTTAATGTTTCTGCTTCTGCATCAGTTAAACTATAATGTGTAATACGTATATTGGTAGCACGTGGATCAGCAACACCAACTGTGCGACTTGGAATATTACCTGACCCAGTGTTTGCTATCATTTCCTGATTAAACGCAACGAGATCTACACCCCTATTTACGCTTACAATATGTTCTCTTTCGCTCATTTTACTTTTCCTATGTTGTTATGTGTTATTATGCTAATACGCCAGCTGCGCCTGCAGTTCGCATCCAACCCAAAGATGTATAAATTAATGTTATTGACTCGCCAACTGCATCAAATGTTAATGTTGTACCGCCTTGCACTGAAGTTGGAGTAACTGTTCCAGTGCCGCCGCTAACATCTGCTGCTAAGATTATTTTTAATTGTCCTAGTACTCCATTAGCTAATGAGTATGCATCTGTACCAGTTGTTGTAATTTCAGTTATAAGTGATGTTACATCAATTACACCTGGCCCACTAATTTGTTGCATATCTGCTTTAATTGTACTTATTGGTCCTACAATTTTTCCTGCAACACCGTCAACCATAACAGTTGAATCATCACCATACAAACTACCAGTCATGTCACCGTCGAACGTACCTGCATGTGCTCCAAGTGCATTACCAATTAGTGATCCTGTGACTGTTGCATTGTAAATTGTTACTTCCTGGCTACGTGTACTTCCTGTAGTACCAATTACAACATCGCCTGAGTTTGCAGTTGCTTGAATTGCAACATTTGCTACATCAGCAGCATTTCCTGGAACTTGAGGTTCTGTAGTTATTTCAACATAGTTAGTACCAGTTTTATCCATCTGGATCTTACTCATGCCTGCATCATCTGTGCCTGCGTTGATATTAATAAAGCCATCAACATTAACTGCTAAGTCGTCTGTAGTATTATTTTCAATAGTTGTTGCTTTGACTACAGTACCTGCAATATCAGCTGATGCAATAGGTCCTACAATCTTACTACCTACGCCGTCAATTAATACTGTGCTGTCATCGCCTACTACGCTACCTTTGAGATCTCCAACAACTCCTGCTTTAGCTACTATTGGAACAATAACATCACCGCTTATTCTAATAACATCTGCGGTTAAGTTAACAGCTCTATTTGTTCCACCTGGACCAATACTAATTGCATTACCATCGCCTGTGGCAGTTGTAATACTCATACTGTCGTCTGCTGTAATGTTTCCTGAAACTACAGCTGGTACACTAAGTATACCATTAATTGTTGTTGTGCTACTTGCGTTACCTATACCAATAACTGTTGCAGTTGTTGCACCAATTGCTAGTGTTGCTTGATCTATATTACCAGTAATATTTCCTGTAACGTTACCTTCCAAGTTACCAAGAATGGCACTACTAAATGTTTTTGCGCCGGCGATAGTTTGATCGCCTGTTGTGTATACACCATTTGTTACTGTGCTGGCGTTGCCAGTTAACTCGCCAGTAACATCGCCTATGACTGCAATTGTTGCAGTTCCTGATAAAACACTTGCAGGGATAATATTATTAACACCGTCTACAAGTACTGTTGAATCATCGCCAAATACACTACCTGCCATATCACCGTCAAATGTACCTGTGTGTGCGCCTGCTGCATTACCAGTTACATTACCAACAAAGCCTGTAGTTGCTGTAATTGTTGCACCGTTGACTGTTGTACCTGTTATTGCTGCTGGAGTTACTCCTCCAATTACGCCGGTAAATGCTGCTTCAACTGTTGCAGCAACTAGTGTCTCTGCGCCTACTGTCCATTTGTCAGTAGCTTCGTCCCACACAAATGTCTTGTTAGCTTCTGTTCCGCGTTCAACTTCGATACCAGATGTGCCTAGTGTAACACCTGCTCCGGCTTCGCCTTGGTTAAGTGTAATAACATTATCAGTAATATTTGTGTTAGTGGTTTCAACATTAGTTGTTGTGCCAGTAACAGTAAAGTTTCCAGCAATTACAACATTATTAAAGTTTGATGTTCCTGCTGTTGCTTCAACGTTTCCGTTTACATCTAGCCAAGCACTGCCTTGATACATTTGCAAACGGCTTGTTGTGGTGTTGTAAATTACATCACCTTCTTGTGCCGCAATTGCCAACTGGTTAGTTGCATCTATTGAGGAGAATTTAAATGGAACTCCGCCATTTATTTTAACTCTATTACCTGCTGTGATTTCTAAGTCAGTTGATGTAGAAATTTGAGCAATGCCTAGTCCTGAACCCTGTCCTAATCCATCTACTACTGCATTATAAATTTTTACTTCTTTAGTTTCTGCCTGCGCTACGTCACCGATAACAACATCATATGCGGCGCCACCGCCTTTAACATATAAGTGGCTTGTATTACCTTGAAGTGTTACTGTTTTAACTCCAGTAGTATCTAGTTGCGAGCTTGTAAGTGTAGTAATTGTACCTACACTACTTTGAATGTTACCTTTTATTAATCCGTCAGTACCATCTACTAACACTGTACTGTCGTCACCAAATACACTGCCTACAATATCTGTGACAAATGACTGTCCTGCATCAAATAATCCTGCTAGTGTTGTGTCTAAATCTGTAGTTCTTAGATACCCAACGTCATCTGCAAATTCTGAAAGGAAAGTTGGTGCACCTTGTAGTGCAGCATAACTTATTTTGCCAGTGGTTGCATTAAATACTATTTCTTCAGCATATGAAACTAAATTACCTTTTAGTGTAGTACCAACAATCTCGTTAAATTTCTTAACCTCTGTACCTATGTTGCCTACATTATCAGTAGTTGGAACAATACTAGTATCAACTGTAATAGTATCGATCTCAATATTACCTAGGTCGCTTAGTGGTCTATATTCTAGTCCAGTACCGTCTGCTTTAACTTTTACAAAGTAGTTTGGAGAACCGACAAACGTACTTGGTGTATCTGTTAGATCATTAAATGCTTGTGCAACTAGTCTGTTGCCGTTAACTTTTATGTCAGCGGCATTAATAGTACCTAGCGCAGTTATGTTCTGCACACCTACGATACTATTGTCTGCAAGGTTTAAGTTATCCCCAGTTTGGATCTCTTTAATCTTGTTGTTGTCCGTTGTATCAAGTACTAGGGGAAATCTATTTGCCATTCTTATCAATCCTATTGTTATACATATTTATCGTATCCGCTTGAAGTATTATAATGCTGCTATTCTAGTTTGATAGTCTGCAAAGTCTGCACTTGCCGCTACTAGTGCTTTTAAATCTGCTGTATTAGTATATCCTGGTATTGCTGCATTGTGTGTAACTTCGCCTGTTCCAGCATTGTAACCAAGTATGGTTGTCATTGTAGCACTTCTAATTGGTTTAATTCTTAAACTACTTGCTTGGGTGTTGTCTACTGCACTACCTGTTGCATTTAATACAATTGAGTTTGCCGCTTGGCTAGTTTTACCTGCTTCTTGACCAAGTGCTATTGCGTGAGCACCTTGTCCAGTATAGCCTGCTTGGTATCCAATTGCAATCGCTTCGCTTGCTTGATCAGTTCGGCCTGCCCACTTACCAACAGCAATACCGTGAAGGTCTTGATTAGTTTCGCCTGCTTGACTACCT